TTAGGTGTCAACAAACACGTTGAGCACTTCGTCCTTGCAGCCATCCCACGCCTTTGACATCCAGTGTTTGCCGGGCATCTTGCTGGTGCCGAACTCTTGGAACATTCCCCAGAAGGCTTGCTTCGTGGGACCAATCTTGATTTCCAGCGTTTCGCCGCCGAAGTCACTTGACCAACTTGTCTTAGCAACCAACAGCTCTTCCAGAATTCCGATACCAACAGGAACGGTTTCTTCCATGGCGTTGATGACAACTTGCGCGGCTGGCTTGGCACACTTCACCAAGTAGGCTTTCGCTGCCTTGGGGGCAACCTCGCTCAGCATCTTGCTGACATCCTCGAAACCCTTTAGTTCAACTGGCATGGTTACCTGTACACGAACGAGTAAGTTGTGCGGCAGCGATACAGCAATGAATCCTTTTCAAAGTCGTCTTCGCCATCGGTGGAGCTGGTGTACATGACGACGGTTCCGTCGCCGAGCGTGCCTTGGTACATATCCAAAAGCGTGTGCAGCGCAGCCTGTGTATAGGCGGCATCGTGGTAGGTGTTACCCCAACAGTTGAGTTCAATCAGGTCGGTACTGATTTCCGTCTTGTTAAAGGTCACAAGAGTGCGGCTGACAATCTGAACGAACGTGACCGCTGGCATCGGGGGACTCTTGGGTAGAACAACCGGGAAGATGTTGGTGCCAACGATGTTGGTCAAAGGTGTGCAGCCGTTCATCAGCGCGAACAATCCTTCTATTAGCACAGTGCCTCCCGCGAACCAGCCGCATTACTGTTGCCAGTGAGGTGCACTCTGATCTTTTGCTTGGTTTCTTCTGTGTGCCGTTTTCCAAGGTTCGAGGCGCGCATCTTTGCCAGCTCCCCTAACGTGTGTTTTCTGCCAAGACCAGCGACGCGCAGCTTTTCCTTTGTCTCAGGGGTGTGCTTTCTACCCAGAGCAGTTAGTCTCAGCTGTGCCTTGATTTCGTCGCTGAAAGTTCCGTGGGCACCACCCATCCTTGTGTTATATCCGTGGGTGGAATCCATAGAATTGAGAGTAATAATCCAGAGCTTTTCTAGCTGATCTAGCTGCTCTTTGTTTTGAGCTTCAGCTATTGTGGAGACAGAAAAAACCTTTGCACCAACGCGTCGCAACTCGCGCGTGAAGTAAGTTGTGGACCCACTCTTAATATGTGCGCGCCATCTCTTCTCAACAGTGCGGGTTGTTTGTCCGACGTAGCACTTGTTGTTCAGTTGGTTGACAGCGACGTAGATGGAGCCATAAGGGGTCATGGTGTTCAATGCTTCGTTCAGCAAGTTTGGTTTATAACGTGGGCTAACATTTGGATTTCTCTGTTACGCATCCCCACATTCATGACAGCATCTAGCTGGAAAACAGTTCCGTCTTCGGTAAGAAAACGATTACCAACGCCAAAGGTCTGGCTGGAAGTCCAGCGAATACGAACGTCGTACACAGCCTGAGAAATGAAGTCGCCGGGACTGTAGAGCATCTGAGAGCGGAGAATGTTCACGCTGCCACGGCACGTGTAATAAGTCGTCCAAGTGGTTTTCTCACCCATGGAATTCGGGGTGCCACCAAGACTTTGAAAACTGAGTTTCTTGCGGAGAGCGCCAGCGTTCATCGCTTATCTCCCCGTATAGCCACAAGGCTGAATGCGGTGACTAGCCAACAGATACTCGGCAACCTTGGGCACGACGCCGGAATCTTCACGGTTCTCGTACCAGTAAGCAGCCATCATTCTGATGGCGACCTTGATGTTTTCCGGGACAGGATTTGTGTCGCTGTATCCGGCTGTGAATGAAATCTGTACTGCGTTGTGCATAGCCCACGTTGCTGGCCAATAGAAGTTGCTTGCGGGGTACAACACACAGGGGCGACTAACTGTATCCACCGTGTACTGCGACGGGTCTAGGGTCGTGTACGCTCCCTGACCATCTGGAAGATAGGCAACACTCGCAACCGCAATCACTGGAGCGCGGGGAATAACAATCAGCTGAGAGTTGGCCCACCACGTCATCACCGCCGTGATATTGCTACGGGCAGGAGCGTGCTGCGTGTACCACTCATACGGAAACGAATCGAGGTAATAGACCCAGCTTGAAGCGATGATCGTGCGCCCTGTAATCATTTCGGCGCGTTCACGAGCAGCCGTGATGAGAGCCGTGATGAGATCGTCATCATCGTCAAAGTCAACGCGCAGATGTGCCTTCATCTCGTCCAGAGTTACTGGTTCGGTTCCGGTGACTTCGGCGCGTTGTAGGGAGATTGGCATTTAGCTTTCGCTTACTTGGGTGTCATCTTCTGGAATTACCGAGACATATCCAGCGGCAACCCAGCTGTCGCACGTTCCCTGATCGCTCAGGTTGAAGGTGTCGCCGGGGTTGTGACAGCCATGGGAAGAAATGAAGGGGAATTGGACCTGAACAGTAATCATGTGTTCCTCGTGGGGATACAAGTTCGGGGAGCGCTGTACGAGCCACTCCCCAAAGGGTTACTGAATCTTGATTGCCACGATTGGCGAGACACCGTAGTTGGTAGCAACTCCACCGAGGCGGCAGAATCCAACGAAACCAACTTCGAAGCCAGCAGCGTAACGCTCGTTCAGACGGAGGATTCCAAGGCCATCGCCAACAGTGCGCAGCGTGTAGCCAGCCTTGAAGTCGCCGAACAGAACCGGATAATTGCCAGTGGCAACCGCAGGCATCTGTGTGACCAGCTTTACAGGCTTGCCGAGGATCGTGCCGATGAAGCCAGCAGCTCCGCCGTCGCTGTACGGAATGAACAACGGACGACCGTTTGAGTCAACCATGCTCACGATGTAGGCCAGGGTGGCATTGCTGACGGTCCAGATAGCGTTGTCCTGATAGGCAGGATCAAGCTGGGCCAGCGCAGAACCGAAGTCCTTGAAGCTCAGCGTGTTCACGGCAGACGTGGTGATACCCAAGCCAGCGCCAGTGGCGTTGTAGGCTGTGGCCAGTGAAGCAACTGCTCCACCGTCGCCGCTGTAGATGTTGTTGGCAAGGCCACGGAAATAGCGAGTTGCAAACTTCTCACGAATCCAAGCCTCAACGTCGAAGCCAGCGTCCTGAAGCAACGCGAAGTCAACCTTGATAACGCCAGTCGTGAAGTTGTCCACAGACAGGGTTGCGCTGGAGGTCGTAGGATCGGTTTCGGTCGCGTCCACACCAGAGGTGACAGCAGCCAAGGAGTTGGCGGTGTCGTTGTCGTACACGAGCTTCATCGGGTTACCACTCGCGGTCTTCATCGTGGATACGACGCTGGCGAGTGAGCCATAGCTCTTCTTGGCTTCGAAGATCGAAGGATCAAACAGCTGGGGAACCAAGATGCCCTGACCAGAAGCAGTAAGGTCGCGAGTTTCAACCTTGCCTGTCTGGACGTACTGCTTGAAGGACTCGCGGATTTCAGCGTTGCGCTTTTCGGGAGTAGAGGCTTCCGAGTGTTCGCCAACCTGAGGCAGCTGCATATTGCGTCCACGCAGTTCAAGGCTGGAGCGCTCTTCGGTTTCAAGGGTGGAGATAACAAACGCCATGTTATCGGCGTCTTTTACCATCGCCTCAAACTTGGTGCGGATTTCCGACGTGATCTTACCGTCGGCGGGAAGCAGGGCATTCGCCTCTTCCATAAGTTTTGCGCGCTGGGCGCGAAGTTCTTGAGCAGTCATAATAATGAGCACCTATTGGTGGGTTTTTGGCGGCTCTGACGAGCCGATAGGTGCCTGAACGAAACTATCCGGCAGGGATACTTTGTTAGGCAGGGTGTTAGGTGGTCACATTTTCCGACTCAACGGATGCGCTAGGCATGTGGAAGACAGTAGCTACAACAAATGACGTGGGGTCAAAGTGAGGGTGGGGAAATTATTCCTAGAGACAACAAAGCCCAGCCATTGCAGACTGGGCCTGTCGTAGATTTTGGATCGCCTCCTTCTTACAGCAGGTTGCGTTTGGCTAGTTCCAGTCTCATCTTCATGCCGCGGACCTCATTGCAGGTGCAGCGTTCACACTCGCAAGGGTCCTCTGAGCAATCGGCGCAGTTACCGTCAGCACATTCGGCGCATTCGCAATCGCAAGCATCTGAGTCGTCTTCAGCTTCTGCATCAGGGTCAGCAGCGCGAAGCTCTGCCGGAATGGTGAGCTTGGCCGTGATTTCCTGTGGGCACGAACGCACGCTCACGGTATTGGCCGGATATGCCGCAAAGCTGCATGGGGAGATTTCAAGCAACTCGGCTTCAATGACGTTGCGAATGACGTTGCCATCTGGAGTGACAATCCAATCGTCTGCGAGGCAGACGAAGCCAAAGCTGACGCCATCCAAGTCCTGACGGTCAATGGACTCCGCGAGGTCGCTAGCTGTGGTCGTGTTAGGCAGCTTGCAGGAGAAGTTCAGTCCCTCAGCCGAGTCCGAGATTGTCAGCGTCCCACTCTTTGTGCGTCCCATAAGCAGTGTGGGTTGGTGATCGCGAAGCAACAGAACGTCGCCAGCGATTGAGCCAGCAAAGCAGCCGGGAGTGAGAATTTCCGTGAAGCCACCCAAGTCGAGCGATGGTGTGTTGTAGGTCACGATGCCACTGATGGTACGAGTACCATCCTCAGCCTTTGCGACTCGCAGTTCCTTGACGTGTAGTGCTCTGAGTTCCTTATTCATTGATGACCTTCCTTGCTTGGGCTTCGGCTGCATCGGTGGAGACAGCGAAAACGATGGATTTAACGACACGATCTAATTCGCTGACGGCAACATCACCTGTCAGATTGGCGGCACGGCCTTCCAGACCTTTGAGATACTTCTCAACAGCCTGAGTCTCGGCAGTTCCAACGGTTGTACTCGTGCGGAAATAGGCACCCAGCGAGGTGATTGCGGGTGTCAATGCCCGAGTAATGCTCTCCAAATCCTTCTTGCTACGGTGCTGAAGGCGAGTGAAAGCATCGGTGAAGATTGGGCCATACAGTTCCTTGGCGCGGCTGGCCTTCACTGGCTCGTCGGGACCAGTCTCGTCTGAAGATGGTTCCTCATCGGTTTCGATTGCTTCAGCTGCGCTGGCAGCGTTCACTGTGTTCAGCGGGATGAGGTAGTCATCGCCGCCAACAGGGATGCACTCCATACCCTGCATCTCACGGATGTCGTTGGCGCTGTACCAGCCACCATTGCGACCAGCTGTGTACTTCGCCGTGGCCAACGCGGTGTCAACCGCAAGCAGGGCATCCACATAGAAGTGGAGTGTGTACTTGCCGGAAGCGCGGCCAACTGGGGGAAGCAGCTTGCGCTGGAATTCCTGCTCAAAACGCTCCAGCCACGGACGCAACGAGTACGTGAGGAACTCTTGGTTTTGGGCTTCGATGGTGCTCTTCATTACTTTTTCAGTGCTTCCGATCATGTAGCCGGGAACGCGCATGAAGGCTGCAATCTCATCACGCTCATACTTGCGAGTGTTGATGTACTCCTGCATGGCAGAGGGGTCTTTGATGGCAGGGACCACTTTTATGCCAATTGGAAGAGCAGCAATGCGGTGAACGTTCGCGCCACTTGACAGCATCTCAACATCCTGGCGAAGCAGCGTCATATCCTCAGGCGACAGCGGGGCATCAGGCTGAAGGAAGAATCCCGGGCGGGCACCGTTGGCATAGAAACGAGCACCAAAGCGTGCAGCGACCATTGCTAGGCCAATAGTCTGCCGAGCGTTGGCGATAAGTGAACTTCCAGTGAGGCCATCAAGAGAGAAGCCAACAATATGCAGCATGTTGGCGGCATCAATCACACGCTCTACGCCATTGGGCGTGTCCGTGGTCTTGAACACCAGTCGCCCGTTTACACGAGCTGGCTTTGTGCGCCATGGCATACGTGGCCAAAAGGCTGCGGCACGGCCACTGTTGTCGCGCTCGATCTCGGCATAGGCGTTCTGCCAAAGTGCCGCGTGCGTCATCATGGTGCTGATAAACGTCACCGCTGGCATCTCAGGATTCGGCTCCTGTGTCAGCAGATAAAACAGGTGGTGATCCTTCGCAGGTTTGCGGCCACGGCCAAGCTCCTCGTAGACACGGAAGGGGATGCTGCCAACACCTTCGCTAAGGATGCGGACACACGCCAGCACCGTCGGAACTTCAAGACTGGTCTGCTCGGTGACGTTCTCGTTGCTGTCCGTGTAGTTGCCCAGTCCGAGGGAAAGCAGTCCGGCAGAAAGAGACATGGATGGGTTCTCCATCGGATTGGAGCGAGTCTCGCCGAAGCTGAAGAGTGACGCAATGCGGGATGAAATGGACATGGTTATCCTTGTTAAAACAGCTGAATTCTTTGGTACTTCATAACGGGTTTGGCTTCTGGAACAGCAAGCGCACGATTTAGAGCACACAATGTGGCGGATACACCGTCGATCTTGTTTTCATGGCGCTCTTTGCGGGGGAACAGATTGTCGTTGGCATCAAGGTGAGCCACGACGTTGGACATCATCCAGCTCATCGCGGGATTGGCGTTGTGGTGATAGCGGCCACTGTTGACCATCGCCTCAAGCCACTTCATGGGCTCGGACAGGAACCGGACGTTCTGAGGGATTTCAATTCTCACTCCACCCGTTTCTTCGCCATATTGCTGAGCTACATCGGTGGCGTTGTACGGGTCATATGCCAATTCCTTGATCTTGTAAGCCTTGGAATCGGCTGAGAGGTCACGACGAATCACGGAGTAGTCAATTTCGCTGCCCTCGGTTGCCGTGAGATGGCCATCGTGAACCCACTTCTGGTAGTGCTGACAATCGGGATCATTGGTTCTGGCTGTCGGCAGGTAGAAGCGGGGGAATGAGAAGTAATGCGTCTTGCCGTCAATCGTCTTGCGGAAAATCTTCACCAGCGCGGCAACGTCGATCTTGCTGGCCAAGTCCATTCCGACAAAGCACTCGCAGTCTGCAAAGTCTTCCGGCTTCAGGGAGGCATCGCCACACGCAGCCCACTTTTCCATGTTCATCCATGCCGACGAAGCATTGCACCAGATGTTCATGTGCTTCGTTTTGAACGTGTTTTGCTTGCCTGAGTTCTGAACAGCCTGTTCCTGATCGTGCAAAACGGATTCGGGCTTAACACTGATTCCGTAGTTGGGATTTGCTTTCCTGAGTGCAGCTTCAGTCGTCCAGTCATCCCCAACGTCAATCGTGTAAATGACCGTGAAGAACTGATCGTCCTCAATGGAGCCTTCCAGAATCTTCTGAGCAGTAAGCTGGAGGTCATAGCAGACACCAGCTTGGTTGAAGCCAGCAGTGGTGATGGTCAGTAGGAGTGGTTGTTCTCGGCTGATCATTCCAGTTCGGAACGTGTCAATGAGGTCGCTATTTACAGCTTCGTGAAGTTCATCGCAGATACCGCATGAGGGTGCACCACCGTCATGTGGGCGCGAGATAACAGGCACAAAGCGTGAGCCTGTTGCTGGAATAACGAGTGAGCGTGCATTGATCTGAATTCCCAGCTTGGCTGCAAGCTCTGGGCTGCGCTCCATCATTTGTTTGGCAGGTGTGAAAACTTCCAGTGCCTGATCCAGCGCAGTTGCACCACAATAAACTTCGGCTCCATGCTCACCATCAGCGGAGAGCATATAGAGGCCAATACCAGCAGCGATGGGGGACTTGCCGTTCTTACGGGGAACGCAGATGTAGGCTTCACGAAAACGGCGAAGGCCACTATCCTTGTGGCACCAGCCGAAAATACAAGCCAGCATAAAGACCTGCCACGGTTGCAGCTTGATCTTCTCTGACTTGGCCGCCCACTTTCCTTTTACGTGTGGAAGCAGTTGAATGAACTTGCAGATGCGGTCAGCCTTGGCTGAAACGAACTCGTAGGGATAGTCCTCTTGCTTGGAGCGCTCAAGGTCTGTCAGGTGTCGCTGGCACGCGAGGCGAACCCACTTCGCATTTGGAATCTGCCCTGTCACAACATCTTGGGCATACTGTGTTGCGACGGTGGCAAAACTCTTCATCTATTCCTTGCGATTGGCTATTGAGTTCTCTCCGAGGCGTTGTCGGTGGGTGCGTCGAGGAAGGCGTATGCGTCTTCAGTCTTCTTTGGCTTTGCTGGTGCGTTGACTTTGGAGCGGTCTGAAGGTGTCATGCCGAATGACGCGAGGTACGACTTGAGAACCGAGCGCTCTTGAGGCTTGATAGTTCCGGCACGGCTTTTGGCCTTCAGTTGGCAGTACTCTTCAAGAGCGTGCCTGTCAGCAATCGTCAGCCACGTGATCGTTTTGCGAAGTTCGGCCCAAATCTTCTTCTCGTCAGTCGTCAGATACTTTGGAGCGGCACCAATTCCGTCCTCAACTTGAGGTTCGTTCGCGCGACCTTGTTTTGCGTAACGCTGTGGGCGCTGGGCTATCGTGCCGTTGAGTTCAAGTATCGCAGTGGGTGTTCTAGGACGAGGCATAGGCTCTAAAAATCTCGGGAGTTTGTTGAAGAACTCGGTTTTCTGTTTCGGTTATATGAAAAATGTTGTGCGCGACGGCTTCGCGTGGAATGCCAATTTCTGGATTCTTATCTCCCCCCAGTGAGCAACTACCTTCCCTAGAAGGGTCCGGTATGCCCGCCCTACTGCCACGTTCCAGTCTTTAGTTGGCTATAAAGACGATGAGCACGAGTGCCAACTTCCATTGCCCAAGCACTGCGTAACAGCTCATCAGCAGCATCGCTGTATCTACCTGTGTGCAACAGTGCCAACGTGGTCTTAAACTCAAGCAGCGTGTTGATTCCCATGTTGTATGTCAGGTTGATAACAACGCCCTGATACACGGCAGGCAGCGCAAGCGTCCATGGCAGGTGCTCTTGCAGTTCGTGCTCGGCAATAGTGATGTCGCTCGCGAGTAACGCTTCAGCGGTGGCAACGTCAATGGTTGTGGCGCTTCCATATACGCGGTGACCGTAGCCAACGGTTTCAAAACCTCGAGTATCGGCATACGGTGTGAGACGCAGACCTTCATCACGTTTCAGTTGGTCAGTGATGTTGGTGATCATTACTTGCTCACTGGCGACTTCACGAAGTAACCAGCACAACCAACGATGCCACCTGTAACGGCGACGTGTACCAGTTGCTGGTATGTCAGGTCAGGTGTTGCTACGATTCCAGCCAATGTGGTCAATGCAGCAGACACAAACGCTGCAACAATGCCGTGAACTACCAATCTGCAATGCGCCCAATCTATCTTCATGTATTTCGCTCTTTCAATGTTTTTTCGTCATGGCAGAGTTTGCAAAGACCCTGCAAATTGCTTTCGTCGCTAGTGCCACCGCGACTTTTTGGAATTACGTGGTCACATTGAGTGGACGGACGAAAACCACAACTCTTGCAAACCGGATCGCGTTTCAGAATCTTGTTACGAATCGGCTTCCAGCCAGCGCCATAACCACGAGCAGTGGAACTCTCTCTGTGCCCCCAACTGTCAACGAGCTTTGCGTGTGTTTCGCAGAATCTATCGTTGGTGAGATTTGAGCATCCAGGGTTGTAGCATGGGTGCTTGGCAAGATTGGGCACATCAGTTCCTACAACAAATGACGCTGGCAGCTTCCGTCGTGCCAGCAATTATTCTGAGCCGTAAGATTGCAGACTCGTAGAGACGCCGCGCAACGACGGGTGATACGTTTACCCGAGCAGCGATTGTTGGAAAGCTGGTGGTCGGTTCAGCGTCCAACAAACCGAAGTACAGTTCTGTTACCAACCGTTGCTTTGGTGTTAGTGTTGCCAAACACTCTTCCACGAGGATGTTGATATCTGGGTCAACCGTTTTGTCTTCCGGCTCGAAACCCAATTCCAATCGTGCTTCCAGACTCTCAATGCCTTTTGTGTGATAAATATGGCGGCGAACGTAATCAAGAGCAGCATTGCGTAGGATGGTGTAGATTTGCGCGGCTGACTTTTCTTCTGGTGTGTGAATCGCTAACATCTTTGCTTGTAGATGACTCTTCAAGTCTTGATAGTCAGGACCAGACAAACTACACGTGCGACGGTAGTGATTTGCCACCTTGTTGATGGTGTGATTATTGCCCATCGTGATCCTCCTCGCTGACGAACCGAAGGAACGGCACAATGTGCTTGGTTGGAAATTCCTCTGGCGTGTTCAACACTCGCATGTTGATGCTGGAGGCGAGCAGTTCAAGATCAATCGGGCCAGTGATGAAACGTCCTTCGTCGGTGAGGAACAACTTGGGGTTGCCAGCCTTGAGCAGTTCGATTAGGTCGTCTGCGGTGATGGTGGTGTAAGCGACTTCCATTTTGAGTTCTCCTTACACCCTGAAGGTCTGAAGTTGAGAACTCAACTCATTACCGTGGTCCTGAGGATTCAGAGCAAAGAAAAAGACCCACCGTTGTGAGTCAGTGGGTCAGGGCGACTAGGAGAAGTCAGGAACAGCTGGAATGAATTACTGTGGAACACACGTTCGACGACGTGTTAGACGCAAGGTTTGTTGTCCAGTCCCAAGGTAGGCAAGGGGGTGAACCGAGTAGCTTCAACACACCACAGTAACGCGGTAACGCAGTAACGCACTATACGGGGGGTTCTCGCTGTAAGTTCGAAAAAAACGGTAACGCAATCAACCGCGTTACTTCCGCGTTACAATCCGCGTTACCAAAATACAAATTCTATACATATACAAATACATATATATGTATCTATATTGTATTCAATAACTTGTAAGAATATAAGAGACTTTTTCTAAAACCGAGTTTTTTCATTCTTTATAGGCCCGACGCGTTACCGCGTTACACATAAAACAAGAGATACACCTATTTTCGATCCTAACTCCCGATTTTCGTCTCAAACGACGCGTTACCCCGATTTGTAACGCGCCACCCAAAACACACAAAAGGCCACCCGAAGGTGGCAACTTGTGGTTGTGCATAGGATGTGAATTACCATTCGCCAACGATTCGAACATACTTCTTGTTCACAACCATGATTTCCTTGTCGTTCTTGACTTCCATCTCAGACATGTATTGCAACGCACCATCGTGCACCATTTGGTCAATGGCCTTTTCCACACTCAAACCATATTTGACCCATCGCATAGAATTGGCCATCTGATTCCAGTTGATCCAATGGAAGGTCTTCACTCCATCTTCCACCTCAACCTTGGTAATCCGACCTTGTTTTGTTGGGAGCTTGCCTTCCTTCAGGCGCTTGGTTCGCTTGGATGTTTCATCTAGTATGATTTCGTTAAACGCACCTTGGGTCACACGCTGGCTCTTGCTAGACTGGAACGTTCGGCGTAGATTGCCTTGCCATTCCATGAATGCTTTGGCGAACAGCCAATCACCCATGTTGACATATTGGTGGTCGTTTAGCAGTGCAACGATTACAGCAACCTTGCGCACGTGGAAGGTATCACGACCACTGTAATCTTCCCCAGGATTCCAGTCGATGAACAGCTTCTCAGCGTCGGGTTCAAAACCCAGCACCACTTGGCTACGCATCTTGGCAGTAATAGAATTGGTATCCCAGTCACTTACATCTTGCGGCTCAGGTGCATAATCACATACTTCCTTGGTTACGATTTCCTCCATCGGAACCTTCCGGCGTGCCAAGCGTGCCTTACGATTATCAAATCGCTTCTCGCTGAACCCGAATAACAAGCGCGAGACCATGCCGTGTGAAGAGTTCTCACCAAACGACTCCTTGAACTTTGTGGGCTCAATTTCCTTGTCGCCCACCGGGAACCCAGACAACCATGATAAGCGACAATCGACCTTCTGAGTTGTACCCTTCTTGGAATCCAGCATGATGGTTTTGGAATCGTGATCATAGAAGTGCTGCAAGGTTTGCAGAACAGCCGAAGTATCCGAAGCAGCCTTCTTCATCGTTTCCTCAATTTCGTAACTTACGATGCAGTGATGCTTTGGTCCTGGCTTGTCCTTTCTATCCATCAGCAGCATTGCCACAGCACGCTCACCGCTGGGATTGTGCTCGGTGTAGAGGTGGCCTTCGTGATTTTCCAGACCCAGCACTCTTATCGCACGACCAATCGACACGTCCTTGCCGCCACCAACCATTCCCAACAGGCACACAAACAGATTGATGCGCAGGTCATAGTCATGAATGTTTTTGGCTGGAACAGCCGACGCCAACCCCATGAGCGCAGGGACCACAAGACCAGGATCGAGTTCACCAGCACAGGCTTCATCGGTGAGGTCTTTCAGCCGACCCTCTGGTAGAGCCTCGTATGGAAATTTCAGCTCTGGGTATTTCAGCTCTTTTTGTTTTAGCTCTGGCGCTGGCTCTTCATCTTCAACCACCACATTCGCTGACTCTTCATACATAACCTGAGACGCAGCAAGTTCCTCTGCCGACTTAGGCTTCCAGTCTGTAGTTGCTGGGTGTGTCTTGCCACACAGGTTTCCGCACTTTGGCCAATCCATGCAGACGTCCACGGCAGGGTTGATCACCAATTCCGGTTCTTCAGGTGTCAGAGCAACTTCATCTAACTCGACTTCTAATCCCTCATCCATATCATCCACGTCCTTGATCCACTTGTTAATGTTGATCTCGTTGCCCTCTTCCTCTCCAATTGGGAAGTGGTACAGCGTGTGACCAGGATCATAGGCGTTGCGAAAATCCTTCCATGTGCGTTTAGGGCGAACGCCACCTGTCTCATCCACGGATTCTTGGCAACCAGAGTGCAAGCAGTTGAAGCCAGGAATTCCGTCCTTGATACAAACTTCCGTGTCGCGCCCGATTCGACGGCTGCTGGTATGAAACTCAGCGAAGGGACACTCGCTTAGAATGCTCCACACACCCTCGTCGCGACGTTCATAGTTCACGCCGAAGGCATCCAGACAATCTTCCATCATCTCTTCGTCAACGCCACCATCGCTGGGACGCTCGGCTGGGGCTGGAGCCAAGTCGGCCAGCGCTTTGAACTGTTCCGGGGTAACTAATTCAAACTCAGTTGGTCGGCTTAGAATCTTGGCGATTCGATGAGGACGCTCTTCAGTGTTCTCACCCTTGGCGGCCAACGACCCATAAGCCTTAGTAATGCGGGCAGCATTGCAGACCTTTCTGTCGATGTCGGCCACACCCTCTTGGTTGTACTTCGTAGCAAGGACCGAGATGCAACGCTTGATGGTTACCAAAGTGGCATCGTCGTTGGGTGCATCCATCTTCCAGTACAAGGCACAACCATTACCTGAGTCGCACAATGCAGGTTCGGGCCAGCCTTGTTCCATGAAGTCAGAACGGATTTGTTTCGCTATAGCGGCTGCTGCGGCTTTCTCTTCATTCGTTGCCGAGCTCTTACCCTTCACTTCGGTTGGGACATCTACATCGACGTAGAACCACTTGCGGCTCAGGATATGGCAGTTGGCAGTAGTGAACCCATTTCCTACATGGGTTTGTACCGCGTTCAGACCCAGCTTCTGGACGGGTGCGCAGTTTGGATCAATGGGATTGAGCGTGTAGTACACGCCCTCACCCTCGCCCGAAAACATTTCAATGTTGTTAGCCAGAGCCTTGCGGTTGTCAAAGAAGCCAGCAATAACACCTGATTCTGGGGTCTTTGGAATTCGAAGTTCAACAACCTGACCTTTGTCAAAGAACAAACGAACACCGTTGAGGATTTCTTCTGTGTTGTAGGAAGCCATCTTACACCTCACCGTTGATTACAGTGATGATGTTTTCGGTGGCGTCCAGTAGCTTGCGGTAATCGTAAGGCATCTGACGATTGGACTCTTCCGGAATGGATTGAATAAAGGTTGCCCACAAGCCAGAAAGCTCTTCGTCGATGTATTGACCGATGTAGGAGGCCAGCACCACGTTGTAGATGTCTGCCTTGGAAACATTTTCCCCGTTGGCGAGTTCAAACAGCAGCGAACGCAAATCGCGCTTCATATCTGGCGCGAGGTTCTTGATGGTGCGGGTGAGTTGAAGAAGGTGGATGTCTGTGGTGGAACGAACCTTCATAAAGCTGAGGGCAGCTTCAGGAACGTGCAAGCGGATGGAAATGGTTTTGGTGCTGGAGCCATGGAGGGTGACAGCTTTACTAAAGAGGGATTGCATTGGAGGTTATCCTTTTCTTCTGGCGTACCAGAGGGTCATGCAGGTGTTGTTACAACCTAGCCTTTGAGAAATAGAAAATCGACTAACTACTTTTCGTCCGTGGGTAGTATGCCCAGATCGTCTGAAGGTTGGTGCACACACCTTTAAGTGCAATAGTTGCAAGCAGCATGGCTGTTTTCCGCACTTGACAGATACACGCTTCGGGTTCATCCTGAGGTGTGCCTCGAAGCCGAGCGACATCCTCAAACAAGCTCATACAGTCCACTAGCACAGCACCCGAAGCATAGAAGAGCTGTCTATTTCGATTAGGCTTTTCACCCTCAAAGTCCATGTGCATTGAATTTAGTTCGATCAGCGCTGGCTCCAATGCAGCCTTGGCCACAAGAAGAGAGTGCTGTTGCACCGAATAGAGATGCTTACTGAAGCTGTCCTTGTAGAACGGCAGGGTGCTGGTTGATTCTTCAGGAAGGTGTAAGGCAGCTTCCAAATGTGAGATCACGACAGCGATGTATCCGCAAACCAAATTGCGCTGCTCGATTGCCTGAGGACCTCTAGCTTTGATTTCTTCAATGATGGGTGTTCGCATTACTTCCCCTCTTTCGTGGCGAGCAGCGCAGCAACAGCATCTGGGGTGATCTTGATTCCACGGATGATGCCAGCCTTACGGCAAATCTGAGCAACACGCGCAGGTGTGACACCAAGACTCACAGCCATCTTTTCGTAAGACACTTCAGGGTGGGATTTCGCAAATTCAGCAATACCTTTATGTATGAGATTCACTTGAGGCTCCTTTTCTTCTTTTCGTACACTTACATACCTCGTAGCTGGAATTCTTCGCGAGATCATTCCAGAACAACTCAATCCCCGGTCCAGAACACCGGACCGCGTGCTCTGAATCCGAGGATGGAAGTTTTCTTGTATCGACGGTTGTTAGTTGGTTACTGGTTGAGCTTCGGGTAGCGGCTTGCCTTCGCGGTCAACGCGGAGGATGTAGCGACGAAGGTATCCCTCAGGTGTTTCATCAAAGTCAGCGAAATCCGTGCCATCAAAGATGTGAAGGAAGAGTTGTTCCAGAGTCTCTTCACCCAGCTTTTCAGGGTCAATGACGTGAGGAATCGTGCGGGAGACGGTGGCACCGCGAGATGCCATATCCGCAACGAACGCAGCAATATTGGGGTCAGGTTTCGTGAGGCCGCGCGATTTGAGGACTTCCATCGCGGTTTCGCAAACGATATCAATGTCCGCATCGTGCTCATCGGTAGGGAAGTTGAGGCAGGTTGTGGTGAGCGTGACGAGGCACGAATCGGCTAGTTTTGCGAAATCGACACAGGTATTCGTCAGCGTGGTGGCTGTTGTTGACATAAGACTCTCCATTGAGAAGTTGCGGCCCAGTGGGCCGTTTGAAGCAAAGTGCTGTGAGGTGTTTGGGGCGTTGACTTATGCCGGATGGCCGCAACTATTTGGAGTGCGCACTCGTGGTAGCTGTGACCTTGCGCGGGATCACTGTGTTTACTATGCGCCGCTGCTGCCCTCGCAGCAAGGGGTCGCTTGCAGCCCAACCTGTGGATAAACCCAAAAGTGACGAAAATTTCGAAGCTTTACGACCTGAAATAAATTTCACCAACAACGCTAATCGCTGGCATTTCTTGCCTTCGACAGTAATTGGTTGAAGGAGAGTCAAATGCTGCACGCCAAACTGATAACTGCCTGCGGGTGTTCGCACACGATGGTGCTACCCGACTTCCATACCACCATTGATCTACCCATATTGAAGGGCAATCCGTGGATGGCTTCTGCCAACGACCCCAGTGAGATTGAAATCGTTCGCCGCACCTTTGAGTACCGTGGCGAGCAGGAGCAGGATGGCTGGGTGATCTACCGCGAGGTGCTGTAATGCCGATCAAAGAATTTGTCTGCAATGGTTGTGGCTTCGAATTTGAAGTCATTCATCTCAGGGATTCGTTTGACGGGGTCACTTCTGCATACTGCCCTGCGTGTAATCAGCTTGCACCAGCCAAAGAAATCAGCCTGACCGGAGCACCAATCCTGAAATCTGGGGTGGGTGGCTTCCATCGTCCAACCAGAGGAGAGAGACATGAATAAGGCAACGTCCCACGACAGTAAGCGCAGAACGCTCCGCGAACAACTTGCGGCGGGAACACCAACGAGCTTCAAAATCACGACGATGGAAGTCGCCCAACTGGATCGCCAGATTGACCGTGAGATTGCGATGAACCACGCCACCCGCGAACGACGCAGAGCGTTTGGTGAGATGGTGAGGGCAGGAAAATTCTAAAGTCACATGGACTCCGTTGACCCGCCTCCATTAGTGAAGTACAATCGCGCCGATTAAATTCAAATTGCAGTCCCGAGGACATGGAGGCCCAATATGAGCAGGGATCACCATAACGATGGACAAGAAGACAGTTCCAATGGAAAGTACGACCCGCCGCATTCGAGCATCACGGATTTGATTGGTGACATCATTGGTGGCGAATCAGATCAGGAGAGGGAAGATCGAGAATCCTATGATGCTGGTCACCATAACACTTCCTCACAAAAAGGAAAATAACAGAAACAAAGAGAGCCACCCGCGATGGGTGGCTCCTTTCACAGCAGACGATTTAAGCGGTGGCCTTTTTCACCAACGCCAGCTTGCGGCCAGCAGCCTGTGTGCGGACAGACATGATGGCTTCCCGCAGCCTGATGTCTGTTGCCTTAGCGAGATATCGTTTGGTCACTTTGGAATCACGGTGCCCCAGAAGTTGTTGAACGGCAAGGAAGCCCAGACCATCAATCGCTAAACCTGTGGCGCAGCTAGCCCGGAATTTGTGAACCCAAACGTCGCCACGCTTCATTCCGGCAAGCTCGCCAATGGCCTTGGCGCGATCCAAGAAGTCCCGCACTCTGCCACCCTTGCTCGTGGCGAACACATAGCTGAACTTGCTCACCTTCTTTTGCGCTTCTAGGCGAGCCAGCAAATCATCGTCGGTGATTGGAACCGTGCGGGTTTCGCCATTTTTCACTTTGAAGCCTTCCTTCGGTCGGACGGTCACGAAGCCGCCCTCCAGATCGACATCATCCCAAGTCAAGAACGACATTTCCTTGTTCCTCAGTCCCGTGTGGAGGAACAGTGAGAACAAGAGGTAGTCCTCGCCACCACACGCAGCGAAGAACGCGCTCAATTCCTGAGGAGAAAACACCTCAACCTCTTCCTCGGAAAAGCATTCGCGGGGAAGATCACTGCGCCGGATTGGACCACACCCAGGACGGAGGCCAAGAGTGCGCCTGATCCACTGGTTCACTCTGTCGCATTTCTTGCCAGCGGTGCTAGGCGAAGCCGGGCTGAGTTCAGTTTCACCACGGCGAAGCGATAATCCACGAGTCACGAGCACGTCGTAATAGCTCAACAGGTGTTCACGCTGGATGCCCGTCATGGTCTTCAGCTTGGGATACTGGACGCCAAGCCAGTTCGTGAACTCCCAAAGCGTTTGGAAGAACAAGTCGTAGGTGCCTTCGCTGCGCGTCCTCCGTAGATCATTCAGGTACGTGTCCCGAGCGACGTCTATAGAGACCTGTATGCCCCGCTCACCGACTTGTGCTTTGGACGGTACGATGATACCCGCTGCGATAGCCGCCAGCTCCTCGCGCTTTGCCTCAGCCGCCCGACGTGCCAGCTTGGGGTCAGTGCCGATACGATCCCAACGCAACTGAGGGCAGCGATAGGCAATGTAGAAGTCGCCCTCACCCGCCACCAACACCGTTTCCTGATACTCCACCTTGGTAGCGTGAATTTCGCCACTGGCGTACACGACAGCGCGACAATAGGTGCTCTTCTCTTTGCCCGGAACATGAACACGACGGTAGATCGTAACAGCGCGATTGGGCCTTGATGCCAT